TAAAAAGGGATGGATTAATCGAGTAAACAATTTAAAACTATAATTACTAATCTTTAAAACTAATCATTATGGCTGCAACAAAGCAAAAACCATCTTCTTCTGGAAAGAAGAAACCGATGTCAAGTAAAAAATCTTGCTAACAATTATTATCTATTAGGGAGTGATTAAGTTCATTCCCTAATGTTGTATTTACACATAAAATTAATAATTATGAAACCACGTACTTCTTATAAACATAAATCATGGAAAACATCTTTAATGGGTGTTATTGGAATACTAACATTACTTACTTGCTTGTTCTTAGTTTATACTGGAAAATGCACATTGACTGAGTTAGCATCATTTCTTTCTCCGGCAGCATTATTTATTGGTTCAATACTTGCTTTTCTTACAAAAGACGCTGATGTCACTGGAGGGACTAGAGAACAATGATAAAATATATAAAAGAAAACTGGATAATAAGTGCGATAATAATTATCGTACTTTTGTTGTTTATTGGCGGTTGGTTTAAATCATGTCAATCAAAACAAGCATCTGACTTGATTACAAACCAAGATATATTGAGTTCATACCGTAATGGCTATAATACTGCTTCTAGTGCTTATCGTAAGCAATTAAAAGACTCTATCGATAGTGTGAATGCTTTTAGGGTTAAAGATCGCTTAGAAGCAAGTAAAACGATAACTATTTATAAGAATAAAAATTCAGTTCTTACAAATAAGATAAGTAAGTTTGAGAATGATTATAATACTAATACTACTAAACACACTCTTGCGAATTGCGACAGCCTTGTTGGACTTAAAAATATTTCTCTGCAGCAGAAAGATACTATCATAAAAAGTACTGAGAAAAAATTAGTAAGTACCGAATTAAGTCTAATTGATGTAACTAAAAAATACTTTTTACAAGTAGAAGAAACTAATCAATCCAAAAACGAAAATCTTGTTCTTCAAAAAGAAAAAAAGGATTTGACTGGAGCATTAAAACGCTCAACGGGTTGGTGGAGTAAAAATGATATTTGGTTTTATTTAGGCGCCGGTGCAATAGGTGGATATTTTATAGCGAAGTAATTTATGGCTGACATAAAACTGACATATTTAGATGATATTTTAGCAATGGATAGAACACTTGTTCCGGACATTGATAATATGTGTCTAACAAGAGATTTTAAAGATACCAAACGTTTTAGTCCTGTTATCTACAATAAGGATGAAATGCAACCCGATAAAGACAGTCCCGACTACCAAGCATGGTGGCATGAACAATATCGTCGTTGTATTAAAGGATATATCGTTCCAAATGCAACAAAGCGTGGACATGATATTTGGATTCCCGGGCGAATGTATTTCTATTTAAATTTTTGGGTAATCTTAGCAAAGCTTGATAATGTAAAGAGAAAGGATAAACGACATCCTAAATTTACATCATTAGATTATTTCAAATTCATGTGTATAGAACTTATGTTCTTAAATGCAAAAGATTTGTTATTTCCTAAATCAAGACAAAAAGGATTTTCTGAATATGCTGCAAGTAATATTGGTTATAACTTCATTTTTATTCCAGGATCACAAAATGTAATTGTTGCCGGCCAAGGAAACTATGCTGAGCATACCATGAGCAATGTAGTTCGTGGTTTGGATTGGCTAGGAGATAGTGAGTTCTACAAACGTAGGTCACCAAATAGAAATGACTATATTAAATCTTCATATCGTGAAGAAGTAATAAATGAAGAAACCGGAGAGAAAAGAACACTTATGCTCGGTTTTGGTAGTGAAGTCTACTGTATTACTGCAAAAGATAATACGCAAGCTGTATCAGGTCTAACACCTTTTTGGATTCTTTATGAAGAAATTGGTAAATGGAAAAAGGACACACTTAAGCAAACTGCAGAGTTCGTTAAACCATCTTTACTTGCAGAGGGTGACAAAACCGGTTATCAAATGTATATTGGTACTGGTGGTGATATGGACGAGTCTGTTGCTGATGTAGAGGAAATGGCATACAATCCAGCTAAATTTGACTTACTTGAGTTTGATAATATATGGGAAGAAGATGAAATCTCTTCGACTGGTAAGGTAGCGGCCTTCGTCCCAGCTTATGAGTTTGAAATTATTGATGAAGATGGTAATAGTTTGATAGAGGAAAGTATTGTTTCGATTCAAAAAGAATTATCGAGCAAAAATTCTTCTGAGCGTTATATTGCTCTTACTGCTAAACCACTCTATCTATCACAAATGTTTATGGTGGCTACTGGTGGTTTCCTTGGAGAAACGGCTAATCAAAAATTGAATGATAGAAAACGATATCTTCTTACTCACCGTGAACAACAAATTGCTTACAATGCAGATATTAATTGGCTTGATCCATTTGATTGGGGTAAAGGAGTAGAACTTGTTCCATCTGAATTGGGTCGTTTCCTTATCATACAAGCACCGGAAGTTGATGGGTATGGTAAGATATGGAAAAACCTTTACAGTGCTGCTACGGACAGTTATGATAAGGTAGAAAGTGAAACATCATTCTCATTAGGTAGTTGTTCTATTTGGAAAGGAGCTATTGATTCACATCATACTTTTGATCATTGGGTTGCCCGGGTAACAGAACGACCAACAGAAGATGAAGGTGGAAATTATCAGTTCTATGAAGATACAATAAAGCTTTGTTATTTATATGGTGAGTGCGAAAATTTAATTGAATATTCCAATGTATTGATTTTTGATTATTATAAGCGGGCCGGATGTGAGTTTTTATTACAAGAACGCCCACAGATGGTAATCAGTCAATATGTACAAGATGGTAAGGCTGCACAACGTTATGGAGTAGAACAATCATTTATTCCACATGCTTTGAATATATGGAGAGATAAAATGAAGCAAGATGATTTTGCCATTGTTGATAAGATGTTTGACATACGACAAATTGAAGCTTTTGCCAAATTCAAAAAGTCACCAAAATATAATTGTGATATTACAATTGCCAGTGCATTAAATGTTGCCAGTGCATTAGAAACACAAGAGTTCGCAGCCTATTCAGAAGGAGAAGAACAAGAAGAGGACACATACGGTGGATATGTATCTGAGAACAATCAAAATATTAAATTCGCTTCTTAAAATCAATATTATGTTTCCAGAAAAATTAATTAATAATGAGAATAAAGACGACAACTATTTCAAAGAAGTTGCCAAATATATTCTATCATCCGGCGCTTCTGATTTTCATGAAGATAATGTAAAAGACAGAAAATGTTGGAATATTTACCATGGTATTGTCGACAATACAAAGTTTGAATACTTGACAAAAGTAGAGGGTTTTACTTATCCGGCTAAATTTAGAAACATAGGTAATGAGATTGTGAGAAGCAAACTTAATATCTTAGAGTCTAAACAAGCTCGTAGATCGTTCAAGAGCAAAGCAATTGCTATGGATGAACGTACACTTCAATTGAAGTATGAAAATCGCATTAAGGCCAGTCTAAATGCTCGCTTGGAAATGTATAAAGAACGTGATGCTATTGTTCAACAACAAATTCAAGAAGTACAAGATAGAATGAGCGATATGCAAAAGCAATTAGAAGTTCAACCGGACAACGAACAAGCACAAGCTCAAATGGAAGAACTGAAAAAGAATATGCCTATGATCCAATTGGAGATGCAGAAACTTATCAGAAATCTTTCTCGTGTTTCATTAGACAATAATGAAATGCAAAAACGTATTGATTATTTCTTATTGAATACCGATGTTGAGATAATGCAACAAGTAGCTAATGCTGCATTGAAATCTGCTATTCAAACAGAAGATTTAAAACAACATTGGAATGTAGGACTTCGTGAGAAAATTGCAACCGGTAAACCAACTTATATTACTTACTATAATCCTAGAACAAAGAATGTAGTTTTTAAACAAGTTGATGCTAATACTGCAGCTTATTCTAAAGGTGGTAATAACCGTTGGACACAAAATGGTGAGTGGTGCTTTACAAAAGAATATATGAATAAAAGTCAAGTATTCTCTGAATTTGAATTGACAAAATCTGAGGAACTAATTATTCAAGCGTATAGCCTTGGTGATGCTACTGCTTTAAAAAACTATGTTGGTAACAGTGCTTACTTTGATAATAGTGAAAACTTCAATGATCAACATAATGCAATTGAAGTATCGCGTATTTGGTTCCTGGCACCAAGAGAAATATTTTGGAAAAAGACACCAAATAAATATCGTCCGGAAGAATACTTTGTACACCTTACAACAAAAGATGCTAAACTAAAAAAAGATGAAATACGTAATCGCGCTGTCATTTATGATATGTATCATGTTGTTGTTATTGGAAACGTTATTCATCTCAATATGGGTAAACAAGAGAACGTTTTTAGACCAATTGACATGCCCGGGCTACCAACACTCCCACTTGTTGCAAAATCATTCAATACAGCGTCTGAAAAACCATATTCTCTTATATGGAGAGTACGAGAACTAATAGAACTTTATGATATTGTAAATTACAAGAAAGAACTTACAATTGCTTTGTCCGGAGTAAAAGGTATGATAATGGATAAAAGCCAGAAACCTGATAATATGACTTCGGGTAAATGGATGTATTATCGTAAGCTTGGAACCATGTGGATTGAAACAATGAAGAAAGGTCGTAAAACACCGGCTTCTTATAATCAATTCCAAAACTATGATGATACTATTACTCAAAGTATTACTTTCATTGATAATGTTCTTAATGGTATAGACTCATTAATAGGTAAGCTCATTGGTATTACTGATGCTTCACTTGGTCAATTTGTATCTTCTGATCCAGTAAGTAATGTAAATATGTCCCGAGAACAATCTTCTCTTATTACTGAGATACAATATTCTGAAAATGATGCAGTCTTTGATAAAGCAATTGAACTGTATTTAAATTTGAAAATACGTTATACATGGAAAGATGGTAAGGTCTTAAACTATCTTGATAAAGACTTAGAAGAAGTTTTAGTTCAAATTCCAAAGGGAACATTGAATGGTTCTGATTTTCGTATATATTCTTCTAATAACGTAAAAGAAGAATCACGCCTTGAGGATTTACGTACTGCAGCAATGCAATCATGGGGTCGTGCTGAACTTCCATTTACTTCTGTTGTCAGCATGTTTAAGATTGATGATTTGACTGAGATGGAAAACAAGCTTATTCAAATGTCTAAAGAAGCAGAAGCAATTAGACAACAAAATGCAGCTGCTACTGAAACAGCAAAAGAAGAAGCTAAACAAAAAACAATTAATTTGCAAGGTCAGATTGATATGCAACTTTTAAAAGTAAAAGATGAATTTGATTTAGCTTCAAGAGAAATAGAGAAAGCTCGTTTACAACTTGATGAAAAACGTTATGAATGGGAATCAGAATTTAAAGAACGAGAACTTGTTGTTAAAGAGAAAACTGAAAACTTCAAAATCATGGCACAAAATGATATTGAATCAGCTTACTTAGATGAAGAAGGACGTTCAAATAGAGTACAAGAAATGATGAAACAGTTTGAAATTAAGATGAATGCAATCTTATCGGAAGCTCAATTAAAAACTGGTGAATTGCAATCTATTCGAAAGACAGAAGTTGATCATGAAAAAAACATGAGGAACAAAGTAAATATAAAAGACTCATAGTAATTAAATTATTCATATATTTGCAACATATTATTAATCAAATCAAACACTTATGTTTAAAGACAGATTAGAAAAAGCGATTGAAGA